GTGATTACAGCGGAGGTGAGAAAGGTGGAAGCGGTAAACATGGTGATGAGAGACATAATCATGTTCATGGTACAGGTCCTACAGGAGCCACAGGACCGGCTGGGGTGGGAGGGGCTGATGGTCCAACCGGGGCCACTGGACCCACTGGTGCTACTGGTCCTACTGGTGATGTGGCTGGTAGTTGTCCTGTCATGGGCAGTACCCCGTTTGACAACTTGACCAGGAAAGCAGAAACAGAAGGAGGTGACATAATTGTCGTATGGGGATGGGATGATACCACAGGTGAATATGATTACTTCTGGCAATATGTGGCCGATGTAGTGTTTGTCGGAGCAACTGGTGCTACAGGTGCTACAGGTCCCACAGGTGAGATGGGGGGTACGGGGGCCACCGGTGCGACTGGTGCTACTGGTGCGGCTGGTGCTACTGGTGCGGCTGGTGCTACTGGCGCGGCTGGCGGCACTGGACCTACCGGGGCGCAGGGTGAGAGTGGTGCTCTCGTAATGAAGGGCGAATGGACCGGATCTGCAACCTACGTCATCAATGACTGCGTTACATATGCTGGTAGCTCCTATGTGAGTCTGGTTAACCCTAACTTCAATCATACACCAAGTGGTGGAACAGATGCCTACTGGCAACTCATGGGTTCTGTCGGAGGAACTGGCGCAACCGGCCCGACTGGGTTGGCAGGCACTTCAGGTGCCACTGGTCCTACAGGACCAACTGGTGGGATCGGGCCTACCGGTGCTACTGGTGCGACTGGTGCGGCTGGTGCTACTGGTGCGGCTGGTGCTACTGGTGCTACCGGTGCTACTGGTGCTACTGGTGCTACTGGTGCGGCTGGTGCGACTGGGACGGTCATCACCATGATTGATGCGACGACAGCGCATCTCAGCACGCCGTTTGGTGGAACCGTGTTCTCTGGCCGGATCAATGGTACACCGTCTGCAACATCCGTGAACTTCGATGGTGGCAACGAAGGGGTCTTCCCCGATGGTCGAATCATTCTATACAACACGACCAAAGGTAACTCACGCATTGCTACTGTTGGTAGTGACGGAGTGTCTGGTACGATAACAACGTTATCATCCACAGATAACTGGGCTAACGATGACTATATTCGAATATTCTCGTCTGCGATTGGATCATCATATGACGACTACTATTGCGACGTTGACGTATCCGATGTAGTTGCAGTATCCGCTACATGGATTCTCGTACATGCCAATATGAGCATAGCGATACCAGATACATGTGCTGTTCGTGTTCACCCGTTCGAAACACGCAACTCTATCAAGGAGACCGTTATTGACTTATACGGATCGGATGGGCCAGTCACGTTCACCACGGATGCGTGGATAAAGAACGTGAATAGGAAAATATGTGTTAGAGTCAAAGGCGATAGTACAAACGTTGATATATCAATCAAAGGGTATATGGTGTGATTATGGTAACTCCCTTGGTAGCAACAACTCCCCTCTGCACTGAAGCGGAGGCGGATGTTTACTTTGATCCTGCAAACAATCACTTGTATGCAGAAGAATGGTGGGCAGCAGATCTTGGCGCAAAGGCAACACTGATGACAGACTTTGCAACTGCTGACTCGAACATGATATTTGAAGCTGTGGACTATGGTGTTGATGGCAACCTAATTTGCATCGAGTTCGACGATGATTATGGACCACCTGTGATGGTGACTGGTAAATATGTTCATTGTTACATTGACCTTGGCGTAACTACTCTCGCTGATCTGTTGGCATCGTTGACTGGCGAAGCCGACTTCAATGCGATTGCCACAGTCACTGCGGTGGAGGGGACGGATGGGTTAGTTAGTGAGTACTCTCCGCATTTCTTGTGGGGTGGAGTTGATCCAGATACCGCAACTACTGGACGCAAGTTACCAGCACTTGCATTTGCTACAAGAAAGATAAACAATTTGCCTTTCAATGGCATGAAAGTGTCACCAACACAGGCCAATGCATTCCCACGTATGTTCACCAAACGCGATGGATCTGTGTATACGCAAACAGAAGTTCCTCTCGTGGTCAGATATGCATGTTGTGAGGAAGCACTTGCAATAATGAAGTATGGTAATACAACTCGCTACAAACTACAGGCTCAGGGCGTGTCTAGTTATGGGTTCGGTAACCAAGGCTTGAGAGAATCGTTCGTTGGTTCTAAGGAAGGTGACCTGTTATCAGGAGAATGCTTGAATCTACTTCGACCATTCATGCGTCGTAACTGGGTAATAGGGAGGTAACTATGGCATACCCCGAAGAATACATGAAAGAGACAGTCGTTGTAACAAAAGCCGACATATACGTGGGCGCATCGTGGCTTGGTGAAGGATACATTAAGAATGTTAAAGTTCGTTGGGAAGATTTCATTATGGAAGCACCAGACATTAACGACAACTATACGTTGTGTGTTGCTAAAGTTATAACAAACGAACCCATCGAAGCAACATATGCAGTGTATGAACAGCATCCACATTACTCAACGTTTAATGTCCATGAACGATACTACATATATCGCAGAGGTGTTAAGTACAGAGTTGTTCAGCACCGTGTATACAGTGATGTTGAAGGCACCGAAATGTATAGAGAGTTGTTGTTAGCGATTATTCCATATACATAAATCATTATATCATTTTTTAGTGATATCATTATATCGCAATACCCATATCAGCAAAGCTTATATATGTTAATGAATGCATGTATACATTATGTCGAGGCCGTTCTTGCCAAGGAATGTTCGGAGAAACAATTCTGTCACTGCTCGTTTCACAGACGAGGAATATGCTATGATGAGAAGTATTGCTCGCTGTGATGGTACAACATTGTCGAATACTGTCCGCGAATTGTGTATTATTGGTATAAGAGTGCAAACTAAACGCGCCAATCCATGTGACACATGTGAACTGATTCATGATACACAAGGAAATTGTGAGGTAAATATGGATACATTAGATCCAAAATGCTTCAATTGTTTGATTAAGAAAATGGTTAAAGCAGATCCAAGGGGTGCATATCATGTCAAGTGAAGTTGCTGAAGAGTCGATCACTGAAGAGTCAATCACAAGATCACATCCAGATTTCCCTGCACCACGATTTCTGGTTGATAAAAACATATGGGTCATGTGGAAGTTCGAGACACGTAATGGTAAGACCACAAAGGTTCCATATCAACTTAGTGGAAAGCGTGCGTCAACAACTGACAGTAGTACGTGGAATAACTATTGGGCAATAGTATTGGCAAAAGAGAGGGATAACAATACTACCCAACACCGATTCGATGGTATTGGAATATGTTTCGATGGGAGTTTTACCGGAGTTGACATTGATCATTGCATCATTAACGGAAATGCAAATGATATATCAGCAGACGTTATCAGAGAACTTGCAACATACTGCGAGTATAGCCCGTCACTCACAGGAATCCATGCCCTCGTCGTCGGCGAAATAGATTTGACAAAGAACAAGAACAAAGAATTTGGCATCGAGATCTATAAGAAAGGCAGATTCTTCACATTCACTGGAAAGAAACTGCCCGATTGTCCACAGGAGATGAGTGAAAATGTTGAAGGTCTTACTCGGATGTACACTAAGTACATCTTCAACGATTGGGAGGCAGCCCATACCATTCAATCCTCATTGGATGTGGCCCCAGTTCCCGCCCCTGTTGTCAGTCTCACCATTGAAAGTGTCATGTCCAAGATGGAGAAGAGTTCTAAATGGGATGAAATAAAATCTTTGATGGAAGGAAATATCGCTGCATATTCGATGGATGACAGTGCAGCAGATCTGGCGCTATGTAATCACCTTGCGTATTACACACAGCGAAATACAAAGTTGATGGACGAGATTTTCAGAACATCGAAATTATTTAGAGACAAGTGGGATGAGGACCGTGGATCACAGACCTATGGGCAGATGACCATTGATCGCGCATGTCTCGATACCAGGACCGTAGATGGCGACGAGACTCGACATCGGTACACGGAGGGAGGCAATGCGAATCGATTGTCTGATCTTCATGGACGCGACCTGCGGTTCTGTGGACACATGAACTCTTGGTTTGTGTGGGACGGAAACAAATGGGCTGAAGATAATACCAGTCTAGTTTATCAAATGAGTCGAGATGTTGTTCATCAACTGTATGCTGAAGCGAAACAGAAACTGGCTGGTATGCAAAGTGGCACAGGAAATGCGAAGAATGTTGCGATGGTATCGAAGTTTGCTCAAACAACCGATACAGCGCGTGGTCTTACCAACATTGTTAAACTGGCAAGTACATTACCAGAGATGTCAGTTGCACCAGACGACCTTGATCGTAAACCAATGATGCTAAACACGGTTGGTACAACGATAGACTTCAACAAACCACAAGCAATGCTCAAAGATCCAGAACGTGATGATCTGTTGACTAAGGTTTGTGGATGTGCGTTTGATTTCGATGCAACGTGTCCACAGTGGGAGAGATTTATATCAGAAATATTTAATGGTGACACTGAACTCATGTTGTTTGTACAGAAAGCAATTGGTTATTCGTTGACCGGAAGAGTAAATGAGAAGTGTTTCTTCTTCTGTTACGGTGATGGATCAAACGGTAAGTCTGTGTTCCTCAATATAATCCGTGCAATGTTCGGAGATTATGGGCAACAGGCATCGATTCGTACCTTCCTTAAGAAGAAGGGTGAGAGCGAGATCAGGGATGATCTGGTGAACCTCAAGGGTGCACGCTTCGTGTCCGCCGTGGAACCTGACGAGTCGGCCCGGTTTGACATGGAAGTTATGAAACCGCTAACAGGCAACGACCCGATCAGATGTAGGACACTACACCAGAGACAAATCGAATATCTGCCTGAACTAAAGCTCTGGCTGGCTGGCAATACCCGCCCACTAATCACAGAAACCAATAGCGGTGCCTGGGATAGAGTTCGATTGATCCCCTTCACGGTGTCATTTATTGGCCGTGAGGACAGGGGCCTTGAGGACAAACTCAGGACCGAGTTAAGCGGTGTATTGAACTGGGCGATCAGAGGATACAGGATGTATGTAGAGCAGGGATTAAAAGCCCCGAAGTGTGTAGATGCCGCGACAGAAGAATACAAAGTGGAGTGCAATTCATTGCTCTCATTCGTAGCACAGAAATGTGTTGTAAATAAGCTCGGTCAGTTGAAGATACGCACTAAGGATTTATATACTGCATACTGCGAATACTGTCAGACCGAAGGACAGTACCCTTATAGCAGTAGGCGAGTTAAGTCGTCACTCGCATCACAAGGTATAGTTGCTACTCATACCAGGGATGGAGATTATTATATTAATATAACACTTAATATCTTCGCACCTGCCCAACTCCAGCTTCCACAGGAGGAGCGAGGTGGGGCAGAAGAATGGTGGGAGGAGCGAGGGGGCGAGTGTCCGAGTAGTGGTAAGATCGAAATGCCTACGCCTGTTCGCGAATCTCCTGAACATGTCGGCACGGATGGGGAAGATCAATGATCATAATCGCAGATACCTCTGTTTCCAGTGGAACTTTCGGGAGGGTCGCCTGAATGCGATGTGATAGAAGTGACGTTTGTGATGGCGGGTTGCCTATAATTCCATATATAATTTTTTTTTTTTTCAAGCAAACTATCGGTAAAGTCTATCACTCGTGTCATACGTATCACCACGCAACGAATCATCAGTCCTCTCCTGTGGAATATGGCAGTTTGTTGGAGGTTCAGATGCTAGGTAAGATAACGGCGTTATTGTATTTTTATACAGTCATACCAAGACTATGGGAATGGAATTTGAATTTGTACAATAAGGACAATTTACGACATACTTTATCAGGATTCGTATGATAAAAGTCTAGGTATTTAGAAGGTGGATACATTATGTCAGATGTCAAGAAATCTAGGAAGAAGGTTAGTGAGGAAGAGGAGCAGCGGATACTTACATTCCTGTTTGAAGGAAGAGTACCTTATGCAATAGGTAAGATTGTTGGTAGAGATCGCGGCGTTGTCATGCGAATAGCTCAGAAACATAAGCGAGAATTGTCTGCTGCTATTCTCAGCAAGTTGAATATGCCAACGATTGATGATGGTTTAACAGCGTATACACGTTATCTCAAATCGGAGAAGAGACAAGAGCTGTTGTCACAAACAATGGACAAAGTGTCTCGTATGTTAGAACGCGAGTCATTGCCACCCAAGGATGTTCGTGATCTTGCTGTATCATTAGGAATCATAATAGATAAGTTTGCTGTTGAAACAGGAAAGACGGATGAGAACGCGAAGGCAGCGTTGGTTGCTTTATTCCAAAAGATGGAACAGAATGTGACGGTGGATACTAATGGAGTTACAAGTACCAGTCGGAAAACAGGCGAAGTTCATACTATCGAAACCGAAACGAATGAATCTACTATGGGGCAGTTGGAGGAGCAGCAAGTCAATAGCAGTTGATCTCAAGTGGATCAGAGATGTTGTCACATTACCTGAAGGTAACATGTTGATGGTAGGTAATACCATCAACTCTTTGATACGCAATGTGTTGACACCAATGATGAGTATGGTTGGTAAGAACAACATTGATATCAGAGTACAACGTAAGGAGGTTGATATCTTCGGCAGAACAATATGGCTCGAAGGCGCAGACAAGATGGATGCTTACAAGCGCATTGAGGGCGAGAGTCTACTTCGTGCTTATGTTGATGAGTGGACACAAGTGCCAGTGAAGTTTACAAAGACAATGATGAGTAGATTGTCTGATCCCGGTGCGTGTGTGTATGGCACGTGTAATCCTGGTGGACCAGGACATTATCTATACAGAGATTATATCAAACGTTCTAACGAAATTGACATTGCGTTATGGCATTTCACATTGGATGATAATCCGTGGCTTGATCCTGCGTACAAAGCAGCAATCATTGCAGAGAATCCTATTGGCACAGTGTTCTATGATAGAAACATACTTGGTAATTGGGTGGCAGCTAGTGGTATAGTGTTTGCTAACTTCAATAGTCGTTATCATGTTGGTGTACCACCGAGTAATCTATTGCCAAAAGAACTTAGAATAGGAATTGATTATGGGACACACAATCCAACTTCGTTTGTTTCAATAGAAAAGTATTTAGTACCAGGTAAATTGAAACCAACGTGGTATGTTACTGATGAATACTACTGGGATTCAACAGTGATGTGTCAACAGAAGACAGACGGTGAGTACAGTAAGGATCTTGCTGACTACATGTCAGGTAAATGGATACAACCACCTCGCCTGCAAGCGTTGTTAGGTGACGAGGGGTGGCCTGAGGTAGGCAGTGATGGTAGTAAAAGGAGTGTTCTTATAGAGTATAGGAATGGGAATGATAACGGGAATGTGAATGAAAGTAGAAATAAATTAACTGAAGTAGAATTGATTAATGAACTGCAATGCGATTCACAAACACAAATTAAAAATACCCCCCCCTCCTCCCCCGTGCGGACTGTTGGTTGTCAGGCGGACTCATATTCCACGGGCGCGCCGCGCGCGCCTGTGGAATATGAGTCCGCCCGTAGAGCTGCCTATGCCACTACCATTGAGGTTGATCCCTCTGCTGCTTCCTTCATTCTTCAATTGAATAAGGATGGCATGAGGAAGGCGAGAGCGGCAGACAATGATGTTCTGAATGGGATAAGAAAGATAGCCACTATGATAAGCAAGGGGGAGTTGGTGTTTACCAGGCGCTGTCCCTGGCTGATCAAGACTATGCAGACGTACAGTTGGAATCCGGACAAGATGCAGGACGAGGTGATTAAGGAGGATGACCATTCTATCGATGCGCTTCGTTACGTGATTAATTCTTTATGAATTATATTTTTAATATTGTTATATATACAGTGCGACGATAGTGTATATATAGTATATTATATCTTTATCTTTATCCTTATCTTCATACCTCACTTCTTCCCCACCTTCATCATCTTAATCTTCCTCTCTCTCTTTATTATTTAACCTCACCCATCCTCACATTTTTTGGCGGCCCGTACACTCTCAAATTATTTGGGATGAGGAGATGATAACCACGAATCCGCACGCAGGAGGGAGGATATAAATAGCAGTGGCGTTATTGTATACCTTCATGCTAACTGATCAACGCTGGTTACAACCGATGCAGATTTTCCCTCCTCCGTCCGAGAACGAGCGATTGAGAATCTATGAAGAAAATGATAAACTATACAGTGGAGATTTTCATTTAGTATGGCGCGATTTGTGGGATCTACAGGATTTGCAGTCTGTGGACTCTACGCTGTCGACGTTCTTTCCAACCCCGTATGGACAACGCAAGTTAGAGTTCAATTGGTTTCTGGTTGTTTGCAATGTGTATGCAGACTTCCTTGTCAGTGAACCACCGCGCATGCTGGGTGGAACGTCCAATGAACAACTCACCTTGGATAACATTCGAATGAGATCTAATCTCGATGTTATGTTATACCGAGCTGCCGTTAACATGATCAAGTACAATCATGCAGTATTGAAAGTAAGATTCAAAGGTGCCGAATACAAAGAACCTGGTTCTGTTATTGAGAACATTAAACCGTCTATCTGGTTCCCAATTGTTAATCCAGATAATGAAGATGACATAACAGCACATGTTCTCGCGTGGACATTCACAGAACAGATAGGAACATCACAAGCAAAACTGTTGAAAGTAGAAATCCATGAGCCCGGTGTTATCTTCCACAGGCTGTTCTGGATGAATGGTAATGTGATTGATCACGAAGTTGCTCTGAACACATCACGTAAGTATGCAAATCTAATCTCCTCTGTGGACACTGGCGTTCCGTATCCGTTGGTGTTTGCTATGCAGAATCCAACTGATGATTTCAAGAACATCAAGAACCTTGTTCACGAATTGGTTACACGAATCATCAAGGTGGCGAGTATCCTTGACATTCATGCGCGCCCATTGTTGGCGGGGCCTGATAATATGCTCACAACTGACATGGAGACTGGCGAAGATGCGTTGTTATTAAATGGTCGCTTCTTCCCCATACGCGATCCACAAAACAAACCGACGTACATCACATGGGATGGCAAACTCAATTCATCATTTACTGAGATGGACAAAGTAACTGACATGCTCTACAAGGTCACCGATCTCACTCCTGCTGCACTTGGAGACTACAGCCAGGGTATGCAGGTTAGTGGATCTGCGTGGAGGAGATTACTTGTCCGGACTCTGGCAAAGACCAGTAGACTCAGAACCGTGTTTGATATCCCATTAAAACGCATGATGCAGGCTGCGTCTGTCTTAGATTTTAATGGACGTGTCCCAGAATCCTCTGTAGTCACGCTACACACGATTGGGTGGCAGGATGGATTACCACGAGACATGAAGGAAGATACGGCCGTAGAGCAAGCCAGGAAGAACAGTGGTTTGACGAGTAAGCTGTCATCCATCATGAGACTCGATGATTGTACCAAGGAAGAGGCCGAGGAAGAGTTGGCTCGCATGAAGGCCGAGATCCCCGATGCACCCAGGGAGCAATCACCCATCGGCGCGCGCCTTAGAAACAATGGACGGCAACCTAGAGCCGATCTAACACCCGAAGGCGGCGAACATTCGGAGGTGATGAAGTGATTATTCCATGGGATGTTTTATTGAGGATCGTTGAACAACAGGGCATTGTCGCAGCCCTGTTGCTAATAATGATATTGCAGCAAGTTAACATGAACAGCAGATTGCTAAATAAGATATGTGCACTCGAAGAGTTCATTATGGAATGTTACAAGAATGAAATGATCAAGGATAATCCCAGTGGTACTTGGGTGAAGAAATGAAATCTACAATATGTCTCTGTATGATGGTGAAGAACGAAGCGCATGTTATATCAAACGCACTTCGTTCTGTTAAACCTTTTATTGATCATTGGGTGATTGTTGATACAGGATCAACCGATAACACCAAAGATATAATTGCTAACGAACTCACTGGAATACCAGGCGAGTTGCTTGACATACCATTCAAGAACTATGGTTACAACAGAACAGAAGTGTTCAAAGCAGCATATGATAAGGCAGACTATATGCTTGTCTTAGATGCAGATGACATCTTCCACATGAACAAACCATTGCCACAATTAACATCTGATTGTTATGAAGTTGATTTATCCCTTGGTGTTGGCGGTCTTTGTGTTTACAGACAGCTTAGATTGTTCTCCACTAGATTAAAGTGGGAGTATCGTGGCGCTGTTCACGAAGTACCATTCGCTCCTGGTCAGTGGAAAGCAAAGTACGTAGATAACATACTGATAGAATCATTTGGAACTGGGGCAACATCACATGATCCAGAGAAGTATTTGAATCATGCTCGCATGATCAAAGAAGATATTGATACAAACCCTGATTGTGATATACCAAGATCTACATTCTATCTAGCACAATCGTTGTTCTGTGCTGGTAAGAACAAAGAAGCAATACCGTATTACAGATCGCGGACACAGATGGCTGGTGGTACGAATCCAAGCGAGATTTATTATTCTTACTACCAGTTGGGAAACATCGCATACTCTCTGAAGGCTGTGGATCATGCGATTGCAAATTTCCTATATGCTCACAATGCAGATCCGAGGAGAGCTGAACCATTATACAAACTCTGCTTGATCTACAGGAACGAAAACAAGTTCACACTTGGTTATCTATTTGGTTCAATAGCAGTTGCTTGTAAACCAGATAATTCGTTCATGTTTTGTGAACCGCATCTTTACGGCGTTGTACTGTGGGATGAGATGGCGCTATGCGCTTTCTACACCGGTAGGAAGAAGTTGGCCGCTACATTCAACAGGAAGATCCTTGCCGTACCGAATCTCGATCCTACATATAGGAAACGTATTGAAGAGAACTTGGCATGGGCAGTGAAGTAGAATTGGTTCAATGCAAACAGGTTTAAATATGATTGATGTATACGTATATTCACAGGCTAACAACTGCCGTGAAAGGTTGGTCTAATATGGCTGATGATGATAAGAGATTTACACAGGCTGATGTTGATAGAATCGTCAGTGAGCGACTGGCTAGAGATAGGGAGTCCAGGGGCGATCCTACTGTTCTCCTCCAAACAGTAGCAGAGCTGCGGCAGCAACTCCTCGATGAGAAGGCGACTGCCGCTTCCCTTCAGTCAAAAGTCGCTATCACTGACCGCACGTCGCTTCTCGCTAAAGTTGGTGTAGACCTGAAGGTTCCACAGAATCTTATGGAATTTGTTCAGGGAGCAACCGAGGAAGAGATGAAAGTCAGTGCCGCTAAACTAATTGCTGGCATCGGTCCTGGTCCAAGTATCGGAGGGTCCACCAATCCACCTGCGGGCAACCTCCCCCCGAAAGTCTACACTGCACAGGAGCTTCGAGAGATGAAGCCTGAGCAGATTAACGCGGATTGGGCAAACATTAGCACACAGCTCAAGGCTGGTCAGGTTAAGTAGGTCGATACTAAAATGGTCGTCACTGGCTTCATTGCCACAGTTTGGAGCGCACGTCTGCTTGAGAACTTGCAGAAGTCGCTTGTGTATGGACAGCCCAACGTAATCAATAGGGATTATGAAGGGGAGATCAAGGGTAAAGGAAGTACCCTGAAGATTACCAGCATTGGTGATATTACTATCGGTGATTACGTCAAGGATTCTGATATCACTGATCCAGAAGCACTTGATGACGCGCAATCCACCCTCAGCATCACCCAGGCAAAGTATTTCAACTTCGCTGTGGACGATGTTGATAAGGCGCAGACATCTCCTGCCCTAATGAATGGTGCGATGCAGCAGTCTGCTTACGGCCTGGCTGATGTAGCAGATCAGTTCATTGGTGCTCAGATGTATGCCAATGTCGCTACTGCTAACAAGATTGGTAGCAACGCAACCGCCATCGTTCCTACTACCACGCCCGATCTCGGAACAATGGCATATGATTACCTGTTGCAACTCGGCACCGTGCTCTCTGAGGCCGATGTGCCTAAGCAGGGTAGATGGGTTGTATGCCCTCCCTGGTTCATTGAGAGACTGGCCGGCGACAAGAGGTTCTCTGATGCATCTGCGTCCGGGTCTACCGATGCTCTGTTGAATGGTCTTGTTAAGAGGGCGGCTGGTTTCGATATCCTCGAATCCAATAACGTGCCTACAAATCTCGGAAGTGGTGGCGAGGCGTCCAAGACTCAGACCCAGGTTATTGCCGGATCTCCTATCGCAACCACGTTTGCCGATTCCACTAACCAGGTAGAGGCGTATAGGCCGGAGAAGAGATTCGCCGATGCTGTCAAGGGACTGCATGTCTATGGCTGCAAGATCACCCGGCCTGATGCTCTTGCTCTGCTGACTTGCAGGAAGGTGACTTAAACATGGCTCGTGATAAGATACCGTTTGCTGCACTTGGTTATGCAGCCGACGCTGAGATGGGGTTCGAACTCTCGACCCCCACCACAATGGTAGTAGCCAATGATGGCTACATCGACGCCGCGGATGTGGATGATGCGCTCTGGCTGAAGTTCACTCTCACCGCCAGGACAACCGGATCTACCATCACCATCAAGGCAGGCAATGGTCCTCGCTCTGGTCTCGGTGATTACGTCTGGACTTCTCTAACTGACGGTGTAGCCGATGTTATCATGGGGCCTCTTGAGACAGCCCGTTTCAAGTGGCTTAGTGGCACCACCGACTACAAGGGCAGAATCCACGTAGATTATTCTGCTGCGCCTCTGGCTGGAAGAGTTATCGGATTTAAGAGCAGGTGAGCGTGTATGAAGTCACGCTACCTTCTTTTTTCTGAACCTGTTATTTCAGATAAAATTGGTGTTCATTGTCCACAGTGTCATGGTCACTGGACGTTAGATAGTGATTCTCCTGTTGGAACATGCCAGTGTGGTTCAGTGTTTGTTGTTGATTCACCAATCATCCAGTCCGGTTTGTACTGCTGGACGCAGGCATTCAGAGAACAGGGCGGTGTTGGTGAAATGTATCCTTCGATAGAGAAAGATTATCTTGAGAAGTATGACATCGTTCACATCAATTATACAGCAGGGCATCCTAGTTATATCGAAGCAGTGCGTAATGCGCTTGGTAATAGTTCGACAAAGATCGTTGCTAATGTAGATTATGCAATGAGTATGTGGGAAACAATTAATCCATTTAATATGAAACACCAATTGAATATGGCAGACATGGTGTTCCATGTAGAATCTTCTGGTGCATCAGCACTCGGAAGATTCCTTGGTCGTAAGATACCAGTCATCCCCCATCCTGTGGATGTTCGACATTTGAAACAAGTCAATCGCATAGTCAACAAAGGACGACCACTTGCCACATGCCAGTGGCACAGATACAATGCTACTTGGAGTGCATACTACTATGGTCTGCTTGGTCTTGACATCAAGAAATATCTGGTAGCATTCACTCAACCAAACCCACAGAAACTTGTGAACCTTGAAACATTGTTCGAACGTGTGATACCAGTGATGAACTATGTACCTTACATCGAAGCAGTGTTGGCATCAGCAACAATCAACTTAGATCTAGCTCCTGACAACACATTCGGTCGAGGTCTTGTGGATGCCGCTGCGCTTGGTGTTCCAACAATCGGTAGTAGCACAATAGAAGCATCAAGAATAATCTGGCCTGAGTTATCAGTCAAGCCCCATGATCACGGTGCGACATTCGAAGTTGCAAAGAAACTACTGGCAGATAAACAATTCTATGCTGACATGGTAGAACGTGGTCGTGAGATGTGTGAACTCTACAGTTGCAAGTCTGCTTATGACAAGATGATGGAGGCATTGGATGGCAACTACTGAAGATAAAATGCTTAGCAACCTGATCACCGGATCACTTGTCCTGGCCGAACTCAATGGCCGGGTCCGTCCCACCTTCTCAGAGGCAGTGAAGCGAGTTGTCAAAGCAGGATTCTTTGATACGCATAGTCCAACCAGGCCCCTTCGCGTTGACTATGCATTAATGCCAACTGATGTCGTTGATGGAACTATATGCATATGTGATGACACCGAAGAGATTTATCGATTTGATGTGAATGTGTGGGTGAAGATCGTCCCTACTTCAGAACCTTACGGCGTTCGATCCATCGTCGGTATCCCTGTGGAACTTGGAACTCTCACGGAGGGCATGGCCCTTGGCATGTCTGGTGGCGTTATCCGTCTCATTACAGCAGGTGGTGGGGCAACTGGCGCAACTGGCGCTGACGGGGCGATAGGGCCTACTGGCGGGGATGGTCCCACTGGTCCTACTGGGGCCACCGGTGTTGACGGAAGTGCAAGTGCTACAGGAGCTACTGGACCGACAGGAGCTACAGGGGCCACTGGTCCGCAGGGTATTCAGGGCACACAAGGTACACAAGGCACTCAGGGAACGCAGGGTATCCAGGGCACGCAAGGCACTCAGGGCACGCAGGGAACCGCTGGTGCAACTGGACCTACTGGCGCTGATTCTACGGTCGCAGGGCCAACTGGCCCGCAAGGCACACAGGGCACGCAGGGTACTCAGGGCACACAGGGAACAGCAGGGTCCACAGGACCGACTGGTGCTGCTGGAACAGCAGGAGCTACAGGTCCAACTGGTCCCACTGGTCCTACTGGCAGTGGTGGTGGATCTGTTATTGCCATGTATTCTTCTGCTACTGGTCAGTCGTTTACTGCATCCGGTGGTTACATGCGAGCACTCTATCCAACAGAAATCATCGATACTGATGATGCTGTTACAATAGGAGCTACTTGGGTGTTCACTGTCCCAACTGACAAGGGTGGTATCTATGAAGTCACGCATTCATGGGATCTTGGATCATCTGGTTATTTCCAGTATTGGGCACTTTACAAGAATGGTTCATTGTATCAGAAATTTAATGGGTCGATGTACTTTTCAAATTTGTATCATTATATAAGAGGAAGAGAGACAATACCATTACTTCTTTCAGCAGGAGATACAATAGCAGTCTTCATGGACCCTGGATCAGAAACCAAAGTGCTTACAAATGACGCTGCTCAGAACACAATTTGTATTAAGAAGGTTGGGTAGATGGGCGGTTACTATGGAGAAGGGGAGAGAGGGGGTAGTGGTAAGCATGGCGATGAGAGGCATAACCACGTCCATGGCACTGGTCCAACTGGTGCTGATGGGGTTACTGGGCCTACTGGTGGGACTGGTCCCACCGGAGGAACTGGGCCAACCGGCCCCACTGGTACGGCTGATAGTTGTCCTGTCCTTGGCGATTCTCCTATGGATTATCTCACGGAGAAAGGAGAAAGTTATGGCGATGATATGATTGTAGCATGGGGTTATGATCCAACAACTGAAGGTTATGGATATTTCTGGCAATCTGTGGAAGATCTTTATGGAGGCGGTGGAGCTACAGGGCCTACCGGTCCTACAGGTGGCACAGGTCCTACAGGTGGCACAGGTCCGACCGGAGGCACTGGACCTACAGGTCCGCAGGGTACCCAGGGCACACAGGGTACGGCTGGTGCCACTGGCGGCACAGGTCCGACTGGTGAGAGCGGTGCGCTCGTTATGAAGGGAGAGTGGAGTGGATCTGCAACCTACGTCATCAATGACTGTGTTACCCACTCAGGCAGCTCCTATGTGAGCCTGGTTAATCCTAACTTCAATCATACACCAAGTGGTGGAACTGATGCCTACTGGCAGATCATGGGGTCTGTCGGAGGGACTGGTCCTACAGGGCCTACTGGTGCAAGCGTTACTGGACCCACCGGGGCTACAGGAACTGCCGGAACCGCAGGGTCCACAGGCCCTACTGGGGCTACGGGAACTGCTGGCACTGCTGGCACAGCAGGGGCAACCGGGGCGACTGGTCCTACTGGCACTGTTATCACTATGATTGAGGCTGCTGCTTATCATCTGACAGTACCTTCGTTTGGTGGAACCTGCTTCTCAGCTCTCATCAATGGAACTCCATCAGCAACTTCTGTTGTGTTTGATACTAGCAACAGTGGTTACTTCCCATTCGGTAGAGTCATTCTCTACAATACTACCCGCAGCAATTCAAGAATTGTTACAAGTGTATCAGGTTCTACAATAACAACGGTGTCGTCCACTGATAACTGGGCTAACAATGATACAATAAGAATCTTCTCTGCTGCAATTGGTTCAACCGATGATGATTACTACTGTGACGTTGATGTGTCAGATGTAGTTCCTGCCAATGCTACATGGATATTAGTTAATGTAATGTTGTTTGTTGTTGGACCAGACCAGGGATCATTCTTCCTTCATCCATGGACAACGTATTCTGATCTCAAAGTAAACCGGAGAGATGCGTATCAAGGACAGACAATAGATACTGTTGAGTATTGGGTAAAGAATTACAGCAGGAAAATATCATTCCGTGCTAGTGGTGACTACACAGAGTGCTATGTTTCAATCAAAGGATATATGGTGTGACTATGGTAACTCCCTTAATAGCAACTGTTCCGCTCTGCACTGAAGCAGAAGCGGATGTTTACTTCGATCCTACAAACAATCATCTATATGCAGAAGAATGGTGGGCCACAGATCTAGGTGCAAAGGCTACATTAACTACAAACTTCGCAACCCCCGACGCGAACATGATCTTCGAAGCTGTGGACTATGGTGTTGGTGGAAATTTAATATGCATTGAACTTGAAGATGATGTTGGTCCTGCTGTCTTAGTGACTGGTAAATATGTTCATTGTTACATTGAGTCTGGTGTAACAACACTAGCAACATTGCTTGCATCGTTGACTGGTGAAGCAGATTTCAATGCGATTGCAACTGTTACACCAGTCGCTGGTACAACTGGAATGGTTGGTGAATTTGCTCCTCATTTCCTATGGGGTGGTGTTGATCCAGACACATCAACAACTGGACGCAAGTTACCAGCGTTAGCATTTGCTACCCGAAAGATAAACAATCTGCCATTCAGTGGTATGAAGGTGTCACCAACACAGGCCAATGCATTCCCGCGCATGTATACGCAGCGAGATGGATCTACTTATACACAAACAGAAGTCCCACTCGAAGTTCGGTATGCATGTTGTGAAGAAGCATTGTCAATATTGAAGTATGGTAATACAACCAGATACAGACTACAGGCACAAGGAGTGTCTGGTTACGGGTTCGGCAACCAAGGATTGCGTGAATCATTCGTCGGTTCAAAGGAAGGCGACTTGTTATCAGGAGAATGCATGAATCTTCTCCGCAAATTCATGCGCCGTAATTGGGTGATCGGGAGGTAATCATGTCATACCCTGAAGAGTACATGAAAGAGAGTGTTGTTGTCACAAAGGCCGACCTGTATGTAGGCGGCCTGTGGCTTGGTGAAGGATACATAAAGAATGTTAAAGTTCGATGGGATGATTTCATTATTGAAGCACCAGACATAAATGATAACTATACATTATGTGTTGCTAAAGTTGTAACAAATGAACCCATCGAAGCAACATATGCAGTGTATGAACATCACCCACATTACTCAACGATGATGGATCATGAACGCTACTACATCTATCGCAAAGGCGTGAAGTACAGAGTAGTTCAGCACAGAGTTTATGCTGATGTGGAAGGCGTTGAAATGTACAGAGAACTGTTACTTGCCATCACACCCTACACATAAACCATAATATCATTATATCCTTTTTTCATGGTGCCTCCCCGTACCGGAATGCTTAAATAGGTAAATGAATACATGTATACATTATGTCAAGACCGTTCTTGCCAAGGGACGTGCGGAGAAATAATTCAGTCACCGCACGATTCACAGACGAGGAATATACCATGATGAAAAGTATTGCTCGCTGTGATGGTACAACATTGTCGAACACCGTTCGTGAATTATGTGTCATTGGAATAAGAGTTCAAACCAAACGCGCCAGTCCATGTGAAACATGCGAACTGATTCACGACACTAAAGGAAACATCGAAGTTAATATGGACACATTAGATCCTAAATGTTTCAAGTGTCTTGTTATGAAGATGAAGAAGGCTGAAGACAACATACCATTGGTGGTTTGAATATGAGTGAAGCGCCAATAGAAGATATAGAAATCACAGTGGTCGAAGAACCAATCATCACATGTCACCCCGAATTCCCTGCACCACAGTATCTTGTTGACAGAAACGTGTGGGTCATGTGGAAGTTCGAGACTCGTGGTGGTAAAACGACAAAGGTTCCTTATCAATTGAATGGTAAGCGCGCATCAACAACAGATAAGAGTACATGGAATAACTATTGGACAATCGTATTAGCGAAGGAGAAGGATAACAATGCAGACCAACATAGATTCGACGGCATCGGGATATGTTTCGATGGAAGTTTTACAGGCGTGGACATCGATCATTGTATCATTGACGGAAATGCGAATGATGTGTCAGCAGATGTCATTAGAGAACTCGCAACATACTGCGAATATAGCCCGTCGCTCACAGGAATCCACGCACTTGTCATCGGTGAAATAGAATTAACAAAGAACAAGAACAAAGAAGTGGGCATCGAGATCTACAAACAGGGCAGATTCTTCACGTTCACTGGAAAGAAACTAACTGATGTTCCACAGGAGATGAGTGAAAATATCGAAGGTCTTACTCGGATGTACACTAAGTACATCTTCAATGACTGGGAGGCAACCCATACCACCCAGGCCACAGTGGATGTGGCCCCAGTTCCCGCCTCGGTTGTCAGCCTCACCGTTGAAAGTGTCATGTCCAAGATGGAGTTGAGCTCAAAGTGGGATGAGATAAAATCTTTGATGGATGGAAATCTCGCTGCGTATTCTATGGATGATAGCGCGGCGGACCTCGCATTGTGTAATCATCTTGCTTACTACACTCAACGTAATGCAAAGTTGATGGACGAGATTTTCAGAACATCGAAATTATTCCGCGATAAGTGGGATGAAGATCGAGGCATCCAGACCTATGGTCAGATGACTATTGATCGTGCTTGCCGGGATACCAGGGCGGTGGATGGTGACGAGACTAGGCATAGATACACGGAGGGTGGCAATGCAAATAGATTATCTGATCTACATGGTTGCGATCTGCGATTCTGTGGACACATGAATACCTGGTTTGTTTGGGATGGAAACAGATGGGCCGAAGATAACACCAGTGTTGTTTATCAATTGAGTAGAGATGTTGTTCACCAACTATATGCTGAAGCTAAACAGAAACTGGCGGGGATGCAAAGTGGTACAGGAAATGCGAAGAATGTTGCGATGGTATCGAAGTTTGCTCAAACGACAGATACAGCGCGTGGTCTTGGTAACATTGTTAAACTGGCGAGCACCTTACCAGAGATGTCAGTTGCACCGGATGACCTTGATAACAAACCGATGATGTTTAACACCGTTGGTACAACAATTAACTTTGGTAATGTTGATGCAATGCTCAAAGATCCAGAGCGTTCCGATCTGTTGACTAAAGTATGCGGATGTGCATTTGATTTCGATGCAACGTGTGTTCAATGGGAGAAGTTCATATCAGAAATATTCAACAACGATACTGAACTTATGCTGTTCGTACAGAAAGCGATTGGTTATTCACTGATCGGAAGAGTGAATGAGAAATGTTTCTTCTTCTGTTACGGTGATGGATCGAATGGCAAGTCCGTGTTCCTCAATGTGATCCGGGCAATGTTCGGAGATTACGGGCAACAGGCATCGATTCGTACCTTCCTCAAGAAGAAGGGCGAGAGTGAGATCAGGGATGATCTGGTGAACCTCAAGGGTGCGCGCTTCGTGTCCGCTGTGGAACCTGACGAGTCGGCCAGGTTTGATATGGAAGTTATGAAACCACTAACAGGCAATGACCCGATCAGATGCAGGACACTGCACCAGAGACAAATAGAATACCTGCCCGAACTGAAGCTCTGGCTGGCTGGCAATACGCGCCCGCTAATTACTGAAACCAATAGCGGCGCATGGGATAGGGTGCGCTTGATCCCCTTCACCGTGTCATTCATTGGCCGGGAGGACAGGGGCCTCGAAGATAAACTCAGGGCCGAGTTAAGCGGGATACTGAACTGGGCGATCAGAGGATACAGGATGTACGTAGAGCAGGGATTAAAAGCCCCGAAGTGTGTAGATGCTGCGACTGAAGAATACAAAGTGGAGTGCAATTCATTGCTCTCATTCGTAGCACAGCACTGTGTTGTGAATAAGCTCGGTAAGCTGAAGATTCGAACCAAGGATTTGTATATCGCATACTGTGAGTATTGTAATACGGAAGGGCAGTACCCTTACAGTAGTAAGCGAGTTAAGGCATCACTCGCATCACAAGGGATAGTCGCGACTCATACCAGGGACGGAGATTACTATATTAATATCACACTTAATATCTTCGCTCCTGGGCAAGTCCAGCTTCCACAGGATGCTGATGCTGATAAGCCGTTGAGTGGTAAGATTGAAATGCCTACCCCTGTTTCCAGTGGAACTTTTGGGAGGGTTGCCTGAATGCGATGTGATGGGTGTGTGACGTGTGATGGGCTTTGGCCTATAATTTCTACTATAAATAATATTTTTCCTCCTGGGAATAACCTTAAACGAATATCACATGCGTCACTAGCATCACGACGCAACGTATCGCAGCATCATGTCCTGTGGAATATGCAATTTGTTGGAGGTTTGGATGCTAGATAAGTTCACGTCGTTACATCACTTCCTAACAATAGAAGTGACAAGTATATATGCTTCGCTATATGTAAAGATATTCAACGGTATGTTACAGTATGAGGTGGGTTATGTCAGATGTTAAGAAATCTAGGAAGAAGATCAGTGAAGAAGAGGAGCAGCGGATACTAACCTTCCTGTTTGAAGGGCGAGTACCTTATGCAATTGGTAAGCTGGTTGGTAGAGATCGGGGTGTTGTCATGCGAATTGCAAAGAAACACAAGCGAGAACTATCAGCAGCGATACTTGGTAAGTTGAAGATGCCAACGATTGATGATGGTCTAACAGCATACACACGTTATCTCAAATCAGAGAAGAGACAAGAGCTTTTGTCACAAACAATGGACAAAGTATCACGTATGTTAGAGCGAGAGTCACTACCACCAAAGGATGTTCGTGATCTTGCTGTATCGTTGGGAATAATCGTGGATAAGTTTGCAGTTGAAACAGGAAAGACTGATGATAACGCGAAGGCAGCGTTGGTTGCTCTATTCCAAAAGATGGAACAGAATGTGACGGTGAATACTAATGGAACTACAAATACCAGTCGGGAAACAAGCGAAGTTTATACTACAGAAACCAAAGAGGATGAATCTACTATGGGGCAGTTGGAGGAGCAGCAAGTCGATAGCAGTTGATCTCAAGTGGATCAAAGATGTTATCTCATTGCCTGATGGTAACATGTTGATGGTAGGTAATACCATCAACTCTTTGATACGCAATGTTCTTACACCAATGATGAGCATGGTTGGTAAGAATAACATTGACATCAGAGTACAGCGCAAAGAAGTAGATATCTTTGGCAGAACAATATGGTTAGAAGGAGCAGACAAGATGGATGCGTACAAACGCATCGAAGGTGAGAGTTTGCTTCGTGCTTATGTTGATGAGTGGACACAAGTGCCAGCGAAATTCACAAAGACTATGATGAGTAGACTGTCTGATCCAGGTGCATGTGCTTATGGTACATGCAATCCTGGTGGACCAGGGCATTATCTATACAAAGATTACATCAAACGTGCTGATGTCATTGACATAGCACTATGGCATTTCACATTGGATGACAATCCTTGGCTTGATCCTGCATACAAGGCAGCGATCATAGCAGAGAATCCAATTGGTACTGTGTTCTATGATAGAAACATACTTGGTAACTGGGTAGCAGCAAGTGGGATAGTGTTTGCTAACTTTAATAGCAACTATCATGTTAATGTACCACCGATCAATCTAAGACCAAAGGAACTTAGAATAGGAATTGATTATGGTACACACAATCCAACAGCGTTTGTTTCGATTGAGAAGTATTTAGTACCAGGTAAGTTGAAACCAACGTGGTATGTAACGAACGAATACTATTGGGATTCAACAGTGATGTGTCAACAGAAGACAGACGGTGAGTACAGCAAGGATCTTGCTGACTACATGGCTGGTAAATGGATACAACCACCTCGCCTGCAAGCGTTGCTTGGCAACGAGGGGTGGCCAGGGGTAGGCAGTGATAGGAGTAAAAGTAGAATTGATGTAAGTAAAGTAGGGTTGAGTACAAGTAGAAATGAATTAACTAAAGTAGACTTGAGTAATGATTCGATAGACGAACTACAAACACAAATTAAAAATACAATATCCCCCCCCGCCCCGCGTGCGGAAGGCACGTCTGGTTATCGGGAGGGCGAAGGTTCCACGGCGCGCCGCAGCGCGCCTGTGGAACATGAGCCCGACAGTTGTTACAAGGCTGGCTACGCTACTACTATCGAGGTTGATCCCTCTGCTTCTTCATACATTCTTCAATTGAATAAGGATGGCATGAGAAGGGCGAGGGCAGCGGATAACAAAGTCTTGGATGGAATAAGAAGAATAGCAACGATGATAAGCAAGGGAGAGCTGGTGCTCACGCCTCGTGTACCCTGGCTGATCAAGACGATGCAGACGTACAGTTGGAATCCAGAGATGATGCATGATGAGGTGATCAAGGAAGACGACCACCCGATTGATGCACTGCGTTACGTGATTAATTCATTATGAATTAATCACAATAGTTTTGATTGATCGATCCTAAAGTATAAGTATTTTTAATATTGTTATATATATGCAGTGTGATAGTAGTATGTTATATAGTATATTATATCTTGATCCTTATCCTTATATCTCACTCCATCTCCATCTTCATCATCTTATTCTTCTTCTTTCTCTCTCTTACTTACCCCTCACCCCTGCCCATTTTTGGGGCGACCTATACCCTCTCAAATTATTTCGGAAGAAGAAAATGATAACCATGCCTTCCGCACAGGGGGCGCGCATATAAATAGCAGGAGCGTTATTGTATACTTCTATGCTCACCGATCAACGTTGGTTGCAGCCCACCATGATATTCCCGCCTCCGTCCGAGAATGACAGGCTGAAGATCTATGAAGAAAATGATAAACTATACCAGGGAGATTTTCATTTAGTATGGCGTGATTTGTGGGATCTACAGGATTTGCAGTCGGTTGATTCAACATTGTCAACATTCTTCCCAACACCGTATGGTCAGCGCAAGTTAGAATTCAATTGGTTCCTGGTTGTTTGTAATGTGTATGCAGACTTCCTTGTTAGTGAACCACCGAGAATGTTAGGTGGAACACCCAAAGAACAAACCACATTGGATAACATTCGCATGAGATCTAATCTTGATGTTATGTTGTACAAGGCCGCTGTCAACATGATCAAGTATAATCACGCAGTATTGAAAGTAAGATTCAAAGGAGCAGAGTATAAAGAACCAGGCAGTGTGATCGAGAACATCAAGCCCTCTGTCTGGTTCCCTATCTACAATCCAGATAACGAAGATGAGATCACTGCACATGTTCTTGCCTGGACATTCATCGAACAGATAGGAACATCCCAAGCAAAACTGTTGAAGGTAGAGATTCATGAACCGGGTGTCATCTTCCACAGGCTATTCTGGATGAGCGGGAATGTGATTGACCACGAGGTTGCCCTTGGCACATCAAGCAAGTATGCCAATCTCGCAATGCCAATCCCTCTTGATGTTGATCCCGCGACCTTCGTCGCTCCGCTCGGCAGTTCTGTGGACACTGGCGTTTCGTATCCGTTGGTGTTCGCTATGCAGAACCCCACTGATGATTTCAAGAACATCAAGAACCTGGTGCATGAGCTGGTCACTAGGATCATCAAGGTGGCGAGCATCCTCGACATCCATGCGCGCCCACTCCTGGCCGGGCCGGATAATATGCTCACCACTGACATGGAGACGGGCGAGGATGCACTGCTTCTGAACGGGCGCTTCTTCCCAATCAGAGATCCGCAGAACAAGCCCACCTACATCACCTGGGATGGCAAGTTGAATTCGTCCTTCACTGAGATGGATAAGGTGACGGACATGCTCTACAAGGTCACTGACCTAACTCCTGCGGCACTGGGAGATTACAGTCAGGGAATGCAAGTGAGTGGTTCAGCCTGGCGAAGACTTCTGGTCAGGACACTTGCGAAGACTAGCAGGCTTCGCACTGTCTTTGATAACCCGATAAAGCGCATGATGATGGCCGCGTCTGTTCTCGATTCTAATGGCCGCATCAAGGATGCCTCTGTAGTGACGCTACACACGGTCGGCTGGCAGGATGGATTACCACGAGACATGAAGGAAGATACTGCCGTGGAGCAGGCCAGGAAGAACAGCGGTTTGACAAGTAAGCTGTCTGCCATCATGAGACTGGATGATTGCACCAAGGAAGAGGCCGAGGAAGAGTTGACCCGCATGAAGGCCGAGATCCCTGATGCTCCCAGGGAGCAATCACCCATCGGGGCGAGGATGAGAAACGATGGACAGCAACCACGCGCCGATCTAACACCGGAAGGCGGCGAGCACCTGGACGTGATGAAGTGATTGTTCCATGGGATGTTCTATTGAAAGTCATCGAACAACAGGGCATTGTTGCTGCTCTGTTGTTGTACATGATATTTCAACAAAGCAATATGTCGAATCGTTTGTTGACTAAGATATGCACATTAGAAGAATTCATTATGGAATGTTACAAGAACGAAATGATTAAAGACAATCCAACTGGGAAGTGGGTAAAGAGATGAAATCTACTATATGTCTTTGTATGATGGTAAAGAACGAGGCGCATGTTATAGCCAATGCACTTCGTTCTGTCAAACCTTTTATTGATCACTGGGTGATTGTTGATACTGGATCAACTGATAATACTAAAGAGATAATCGCAAAAGAACTCGATGGAATACCAGGCGAGTTGTTAGATATACAATTCAAGAACTATGGTTACAATAGAACGGAAGTGTTCAGGGCTGCTTATGATAAAGCAGACTACATGTTGGTGTTGGATGCTGATGATATATTCCACATGAACAAACCATTGCCGCAACTCACCGCAGATTGCTATGAAGTTGATTTGTCGTTGGGTGTTGGCGGGCTTTGTGTTTACAGACAGCTTAGATTGTTCTCCACTAGATTGAAGTGGGAGTATCGTGGAGCTGTTCATGAAGTTCCGTTCGCACCCGGTGCATGGAAAGCAAAGTATATCAATAACATATTGATAGAATCGTTTGGTACTGGCGCAACATCACAAGATCCAGAGAAGTATTTGAATCATGCACGCATGATCAAAGAAGATATTGACACAAACCCTGATTGTGATATACCAAGATCGACATTCTATCTAGCACAATCATTGTTCTGTGCTGGTAAGAACAAAGAAGCAATTCCTTATTACAGAACACGAACACAGATGACAGGTGGTACAAATCCTTCAGAGATTTATTATTCTTATTATCAGTTAGGAAACATCGCTTACTCTCTGAAAGCTGTGGACCATGCGGTTGCAAACTTCCTCTATGCCCACAACGCAGATCCGAGACGTGCCGAACCTTTGTACAAGCTCTGCCTGATCTACAGGAGCGAGGACAAGTTCAACCTGGGATACTTGTTTGGTTCCATGGCATTGAAGTGCAAGCCAGACAACTCATTCATGTTCTGTGAGCCACACCTTTATGGGGTGGTATTGTGGGATGAGATGGCGCTATGTGCTTTCTACACTGGCCGAAAGAAGTTGGCCGCCACATTCAACAGGAAGATCATGGGCGTGCCTAATCTCGATCCAGCGTACAGGAAACGCATTGAAGAGAACTTATCATGGTCAATCAAGCAAACTTGATTTAAAACAAGCAGGTTTAAATATGATTAACGTATACGTATATTCCAAGGCGAACAACTGCCGTGAAGAGTTGGTTTAATTATGGGCGATGAAGACAAGAAATTTACACAGGCTGATGTTGATAGAATCGTTAGTGAGCGACTGGCTAGAGATAGGGAGTCAAGGGGCGATCCTACAGTTCTCCTCCAAACTGTAGCAGAGCTTCGCCAACAGCTCGTCGATGAAAAGGCAAACGCCTCTGCCCTTCAGTCAAAAGTCGCTACCACTGACAGGACGGCAATGCTCTCAAAGATTGGGGTTGACCTGAAGGTTCCACCCCAACTCATGGGTTTCATACAGGGTGACACCGATGAGGCAATGAGAGCGAGTGCCACTGCACTCATCGCTGGCATAGGCCCTGGTCCAAGCATAGGCGGTTCCACCAATCCACCTGCGGGGAACGCTGCCCCGAAAGTATACACTGCTCAAGAACTTCGAGAAATGAAACCAGAACAAATCAACGCGGATTGGGTAAACATTAGCACACAGCTCAAGGCTGGTCAGGTTAAGTAGGTCGATACTAAAATGGTCGTCACTGGCTTCATTGCCACAGTTTGGAGCGCACGTCTGCTTGAGAACTTGCAGAAGTCGCTTGTGTATGGACAGCCCAACGTAATCAATAGGGATTATGAAGGGGAGATCAAGGGTAAAGGAAGTACCCTGAAGATTACCAGCATTGGTGATATTACTATCGGTGATTACGTCAAGGATTCTGATATCACTGATCCAGAAGCACTTGATGACGCGCAATCCACCCTCAGCATCACCCAGGCAAAGTATTTCAACTTCGCTGTGGACGATGTTGATAAGGCGCAGACATCTCCTGCCCTAATGAATGGTGCGATGCAGCAGTCTGCTTACGGCCTGGCTGATGTAGCAGATCAGTTCATTGGTGCTCAGATGTATGCCAATGTCGCTACTGCTAACAAGATTGGTAGCAACGCAACCGCCATCGTTCCTACTACCACGCCCGATCTCGGAACAATGGCATATGATTACCTGTTGCAACTCGGCACCGTGCTCTCTGAGGCCGATGTGCCTAAGCAGGGTAGATGGGTTGTATGCCCTCCCTGGTTCATTGAGAGACTGGCCGGCGACAAGAGGTTCTCTGATGCATCTGCGTCCGGGTCTACCGATGCTCTGTTGAATGGTCTTGTTAAGAGGGCGGCTGGTTTCGATATCCTCGAATCCAATAACGTGCCTACAAATCTCGGAAGTGGTGGCGAGGCGTCCAAGACTCAGACCCAGGTTATTGCCGGATCTCCTATCGCAACCACGTTTGCCGATTCCACTAACCAGGTAGAGGCGTATAGGCCGGAGAAGAGATTCGCCGATGCTGTCAAGGGACTGCATGTCTATGGCTGCAAGATCACCCGGCCTGATGCTCTTGCTCTGCTGACTTGCAGGAAGGTGACTTAAACATGGCTCGTGATAAGATACCGTTTGCTGCACTTGGTTATGCAGCCGACGCTGAGATGGGGTTCGAACTCTCGACCCCCACCACAATGGTAGTAGCCAATGATGGCTACATCGACGCCGCGGATGTGGATGATGCGCTCTGGCTGAAGTTCACTCTCACCGCCAGGACAACCGGATCTACCATCACCATCAAGGCAGGCAATGGTCCTCGCTCTGGTCTCGGTGATTACGTCTGGACTTCTCTAACTGACGGTGTAGCCGATGTTATCATGGGGCCTCTTGAGACAGCCCGTTTCAAGTGGCTTAGTGGCACCACCGACTACAAGGGCAGAATCCACGTAGATTATTCTGCTGCGCCTCTGGCTGGAAGAGTTATCGGATTTAAGAGCAGGTGAGCGTGTATGAAGTCACGCTACCTTCTTTTTTCTGAACCTGTTATTTCAGATAAAATTGGTGTTCATTGTCCACAGTGTCATGGTCACTGGACGTTAGATAGTGATTCTCCTGTTGGAACATGCCAGTGTGGTTCAGTGTTTGTTGTTGATTCACCAATCATCCAGTCCGGTTTGTACTGCTGGACGCAGGCATTCAGAGAACAGGGCGGTGTTGGTGAAATGTATCCTTCGATAGAGAAAGATTATCTTGAGAAGTATGACATCGTTCACATCAATTATACAGCAGGGCATCCTAGTTATATCGAAGCAGTGCGTAATGCGCTTGGTAATAGTTCGACAAAGATCGTTGCTAATGTAGATTATGCAATGAGTATGTGGGAAACAATTAATCCATTTAATATGAAACACCAATTGAATATGGCAGACATGGTGTTCCATGTAGAATCTTCTGGTGCATCAGCACTCGGAAGATTCCTTGGTCGTAAGATACCAGTCATCCCCCATCCTGTGGATGTTCGACATTTGAAACAAGTCAATCGCATAGTCAACAAAGGACGACCACTTGCCACATGCCAGTGGCACAGATACAATGCTACTTGGAGTGCATACTACTATGGTCTGCTTGGTCTTGACATCAAGAAATATCTGGTAGCATTCACTCAACCAAACCCACAGAAACTTGTGAACCTTGAAACATTGTTCGAACGTGTGATACCAGTGATG